AGCTTGCAACATTTCGGCCATCTTTTGCTGCTGATTAATACGCCGCTGCTCCGTCTGGTACGGACTCGGGACGTTAAAATCGACCGTGGTATTTGCCATGATTTATCCCGGAGAGTAACCGCTGTTAAAGTAATCCGCATTTCCAACGGGGGAGGTCTGACCTTCAAATACCGGCGCGGGTGCTTGCGAAAATGGGTCTTTCTTTTTCATCATTTTAGCCATGTCCATCAAACCCATGCCCATACCGCTTGCAGGGGTTCCCGGCATCTTGAAAGTATCCTGCGGCATTTGTTCAGGGTTTTGCAGCAGAGCAGCCAATGCCAGGCGCTTTTCGTCAGGGTTAAAGTTGTGGTATTGGTTCATGTCAACATCCCATAATCAACCATCATATAACCGCTTGGATGGTTAATAATTGCCTCTGGTATTACTTGTTTAACTTCATCTGCCATTACGCCTATCTGGTGTTCGCCAAATATATCGTACTCGTAAATGCCAATGCCTAGCGGGTGCGTACCGATGCGTTCAATGTTTGATTTTAGGCGGCGGTCTGAGTATGCCATCGCGCCAGCTTTCAATCCCGCTCCGGCAAGTCCATAAAGCCCCGCATTTTGTGCGTTTGCGTTAGCAGATTGAATGCCGTAGTTTTGCATTGCGTTTTGCCCTTGAGCCATAGAGCCTTGCATAATGGGAGCCGGGGTGACTTGCTGCCCCTGATAGCCTTGAAACTGTGGCATCTGAATCTGACTGCCGGACATTAGGCCGGTTATCTCATTAAGCGGTTGTTGCCGCAAAGCAAGCTGCCGCTGTAATTCGGCTTGTTGCGCCGCGTTTTCGCCTCCCATTTGCGAGGTGGCCTGATTAAAACCTTGAGCGTTTGCGCCTATGTCAAGATTCAAACCCTGCAAAGCGGCTTGTGACATCATGTCGTTTTTTTGCTGGTTCACGTCCAGCATTGCATTTTGGTACGCTTCGCCTCCTGGCACTAGCCCTTGATTTGCCAACCGCGTGCGGGTTTGTGCATCCATGCGCTCGATCTGCGGTTGTAGCCGAGCCATAATAGCCTCTTGCCCCGTAGTGCCAGCATTCACAGGCATAGCAGCCACGCCCGAGGTGTCGAGCTTGGTTCGTAGCGGCCCGCCGGTAGGGTTAAAAGCAGTACCTAAAACACCGCTGGCAGTAGACGCCCCCCGCTCCCCAAGGTTAGCTAATGCCCCTTGAACACGCTGCTGCGCCTCAAGCGTCGATTGTGCGGTAGGTGTTAGGGTTTGGGTTACCGTAGGTTGATCGCCGTTCCAGCTTACCGTTTGACCGCCCAAAGGCCCAACGATGTTAGGGTTATTCATGCGCCCAGCAACACGGGCAGCATCCACGTTTGCAGCGCCCTGTGCTACTGCCGCCCCCGTGTAATCGGGTGTTGCCGGTGCTTGCGGCGCACTTCCTTTATCGAACATTCCACCCATATTATTGCTCCATTCGTTGTTTATATCTCGGCGCAAGCCACCGCTCGGCATCCTTACGCAACAGCCCATAAATGCAAGTATCGCCCTTCGGCGTGGCATCGCGCATCACGCCCTCTAGCTTTGCCCCAAGGTGTAGCGCAAAACGCCGCGAAGCTCTGTTTTTCCGGTCAATAACACCCGTTACCCGTTTGCACTCTAACTGCCTAAAAGCGTAATCCATTATCACGGCAATAAAAGTCGGCGTCATTTTCTCTGCCGCAATGTGCATACAGATCGCCGGAGGCGTGTAACCGTTAAAAACAACGCCCGCCATCAATTCCTCGTCATTATTCACAAGCCCAAAAGCTACAAAATCCGTCCACTTGCCGCCTGAATCCAGTTTGCTGGCAACGTAACGCCCAATGGTTTCTTTTGGTTCGGTGATTATTCTCATATCCCCGCCCAGCCAACTTGATAAACAACGTCCGTTGCCGCCCACTCTATTTGTAACCCACTGGAGCTGCTTTTAAGCTGTATGCCTCCGCAGTACCCTAATCCCGTTATCCCTTGCCAGTTATTTGTAATTTGTAGCCCCGAACCCCATAACGCAGTTCCCCAAATACCAGAACCCCAAAGACCTACGTAGGTCGGACTAAACGACAAACTAGCGGTTGTATCAGCGGTATTAAAATCCGTATTCATACCAACAAAAACAGCAGGCACTCCGTTCGTAAAAATGCTTGGCCTAGCGCGGGTAAAGTATTTTTTTACGCCACGCGACTCGTAGTAATTAAAGGCTTGCAGCACATTTGTCTGGATATTGCTTGTGTCATCTACGTAGGTCGAATCCCACGCCTTGCAAACAACGCCATTCCCGCCAAAATACGGATCATCATTAAATGTTTCCCAGCAATTAGCCGCCCAGCCGGTAAAGTTACACCAGCTTTTTGTGATGTTGTTCATTACCCACTGCTCTTGGCGTCCAACCGAGACAGGTATATTTATCCACAAAGCATTATTTTTAGAGGAATACAGTATTTCCCAGCCAAAATTATTCCCATATTCGGTGGTTGCCGTTGTAATTGCGCCTTGTATTTTATTGCTTAACGCAACGCGAGGGTCTAGCCTTGAGCTTTGCAAAGCGGAGGCCAAAGGCACAAGACCGTCATAAGTAATTAGCAACAAGTCGCCGGAATACTTCAACATGCAACGGTTACCGATAGGAGCGCCGAGCCGCCATACTCCAGCCAGCGCCCAAGTTGCCTCGCTCGATGGGTCTGTGCCGCGCCAAACTATGACCTCGCCGTTAGAGGTAACGAATACGAGGTTATCATCTGCGCCATAACCCGCATCGAGCGTCCATGTATCGAAGTCCACCAACGAGCCGCCGTACTTGGCAATTTGGCTCATATCCAACACTTGCGCCGCCCCTCCCACCGCGCCCGTTGGTAAATACCATGCTTTTAACGTATCTTTTTGGATAAACCAAACGCGGTTTTTAAACAACGAAATGTTGCTTAATGTCGTAGTCGTGACGCCCGTAATTGGTATTGCGGAAATAGCCGTAATGCTTTCCCACGTCGAATTATTGTAGAGCAGCGGAGCATCCACCCCGTTCACGCAATACAAGTAGCTTCCCGCAGCGGTGGTGACGTTTATATGCTCCCAGCGTGCGTTACTAAGCCCCGTCTTGACAGCCGCCCCTACAGCGCCCTGTGTAGTTACGTCATATACCGAGTCTATAGCCCAAGCGAACAGTTTTTCTACGGTTCCCGTTGAATAATTAATAAGCGTTTCGACTTGCCCAGAGATGCCGGTAACCCAGTTTTGATAACCGCCGCGCAATACGATATTGCTAACGGAGGGAAAAAAGTTGGTTAGACGAACCGCATCGATTGGTTCCATATTTGCTATGGAGTCCCGCGCATTCCACCCCCCCACGGGGGCGGGAATAGAGGCGACCCTTGCCGCGTTGCGCTGAACGAGGGGACGGGCCACTAATTTGCCCCGTAACCGGAATCGGGAATGTTATCGTACCCGATTAAAACTGTACCCGGACGCGGCGCAAAACTTAGGTTTGCCGAGGACATATCAAGCGCCATAGCTGCTTCAAGCTCAGAGGAATAGTTCCTGTACATTGCCGTGGTATCAAAGCCTTTACCTTCAAAATATTTTAGCTTTGTGAACAACACCATCAGGCGCGAGGGATAGATACAGGTATCGGTGTCTAACGTAAAGCTGGTTTTTGCCGCGCCGCCAGAGCTTAAAGCCCAGCCATTAGAACGGTATTCGTACCCAAGCAATTCGGCATTAGAAAACCCAGGCCATATTTGGAAATATGAACCCAAAAGCCGCCACCGGATGCGCGGGCCAGTCGAGATGTAGCCCGAGAGCAGCCATTCCCACTGTTGTGCGTTCTCCGGCCCCAGCATCTCCCAATGCTTTGACTTATCCCACATCGTGCGGGGGACAAGGCTCTCGTAATCATCGGGCAGGTCGTAGCGCATTTTCTGGAAGTACGCCGCACCTGTATTCGCAGCCGCGAAGTCCTGATTTACCGTTACCTGAGTCAAGCTATCGACCGAGCTTATAAACGTGTTTTGGTTTATGCCCGTTCCCGTTACTTGGTAAGTCGTATCCAGCCCTGCGGTCGTAGGGATGCCGGTGATCGTTCGCGCGGCCGTAGTCCATGTTCCGGTTGTCGTCAAATATTCGGTGCTAAACAACTTTTGTTTAGTCATTTCGCGCCAGTCAAACTTCCGCAGCAACTCGTAGCCGCAAGCATTCATCAGGGCAAGAATCTGAATTACATCCTGATTCGTGTTGCCAACCACAGAGCTAGGAGTGGAGACGCCTAGCTCATTTGTTACCTGCTGCACCAACTGAAGCACCGAACTCGACATAATTACGCCTCTTTTTTGGGTCTGCCTGCCTTACGTTTTTCGCTCAACAGTTCGGCCATTTGCGCCTTCAATTCATCCAATTCAGTTCTTGTTTTTGCCAATTCCGTGGAGCTTTCCGTCTGGTTCTTGCTCAACAGGTAAGCCCGCGCCTTATCCCGCAAGCCCGTAGCGCCCATCCCCACTCGTTGCAATTGCCCATCCGAGGCGGTCGCCACTTGCTCAACGGTCTGAAACTTGAGAATCTGCAACTCTGCCATTTGGTAATCGTCGAACTCCTCCGGCTGGTCTTTGTTCCAGTCCGGGAGGCTAGTCCCTATCACTTGCCCGGTATCGGACTTCATCTGAAAGTGCAACCACTGGCGCGGGAACCGAGCTTTGTGATCTTCACGGACAGGCTGATCTATCACGTTTGTTTTATCGCCAGGAACAATAATACGGACAAAGGGTTTGTCTTTGTACGGCTCTTTTTCGTAGGTGTAAAACTCAACGTGCAAGTGCTGATCTCCGTTACCAATGTCGCTGTCTAACATTTTTCTTCTCCTGTGGGGATTAGGTTCGTGTACCGCTCAAGCTGTACCACTTTGTTGCCGATACCGCAAAAAATATGCTGCTGTAATTACTGGCAATGGAAGCCGATGTGGTTTGATTAATTGTCGTCGCCGCCTCGTAAGGATAAACCTTGAGTGTATTGGCGCCGGAATTGGCTATAAATATCGTCTCCCCCTGTTGCGTGGGAGGAAGCAAAACGCCAGTCCCTGCGGCTGCGGTATCAACGGAGTTATAAACCCGCGTCAATTGCAACGCATTGGCCCTCGTTGAACCTGATGCTGTCAATCCATCAACCCCATCGCCGCAAATGGCAACCGTCATTAGGGAATTGGCCCCCGCGCCTAATACTCTGGACGGGATTGTCACTTACGCGCCGGTCATCGTTGCCCAAACGGTAGACGAAATTCCGAAGCAAAGCATGGTTTTGCCATCAGCCAGCGTAACCGAGGAAGCCGCCGCGTTCATCGTTGAGCCGGTCGGCGGGTAGACGCTAATCGTCTGCCCCGAGTCGTTCCGAATGCCAACAATTGCGCCCATTTCCGTGGGTTGCAGCTTTACGCCGGTAGAAGCCGAACTGGTCGTTATTTTGTTAAAAACCGCCGACAGTTGCAGCGCATCGGTGGCCGAGGAGCCAACCGCGACAAGGCCAACCGTGCCATCGCCGCAAATGGTTGTCGTGGAAAGCGGGGAGTTACCCGAAGCAAGAACTCGTGAGGGAATAGCCATTTTTTAAATCCTTTGCGTTAAGGGGAATGTCATGGCTTTCGCCATTGCGTACAATAAACCAGAACCGCAGACCTCGATTACCACATCTTCCTGCGCGAACTCTCGCGCAATGTTCTGGAAGTCTTTTACTTGCTGGCACATCCAAGGAGCCGCTTTAAACTTTTGCTCGTGAATAGTCGCCGTTATTACGTTCTCGCCGTCATTAGACTCCTGCTTATAAGCGTGGTGCTTATCGTCCGAATAGCTGGAGTCCATCCCGAATAGGTAAATGCGACGATACCCTTTCAACTTTGCAAGAACCATTGCCAACATGCCGACCGTTGTAAAACCGCCCATAAGGTGTACGGGACGGTCTTTCTCGCTTTCTAGGTACTCGTACACCCCCTCCGTCTGAACGTGGACTAGATCGACGTTAAAGCCGTCCAGCGCGTTAAATATGCAGGGATCGCATTGCGAGGCGATGTAGAACTGGGTTTCCTTGCGCGGGTGCTGCAAAAACCTGACGTTTTCCGGTCTAGCGTCTAGCATAACGTGGCCGTCCGGGACTATGCCGCGTTCAATAAGCCAGTCATAAGTGCCGTTCATTGACCAGACCCGAGCGCCATTCTGATACCGCGCTTTTAGCTGCGGGAAGGACTCATCAAGGCTAGGAGCGCCGCCAACAATGCAAACGCTTTCCTCGTTCGGCTCCGTATCGAAATCGAACCAAGAAAGCTGTCTTTTGCAAGACAGCCCCACATTCCCCAGCATTACGCTGGGGAGTGTGTTTCCAACTACATCTAAAACTGCATCAACCATTAGGTGATTTGGCTTTGCAGGTGCGGACGGTTAATCGTCACCGTGACCGTCGAAACGGTTGCGGCAATCGTAGCCAGGTTTGCCGAACGAGCTGCGACAACTTGCAGACCCGCAGAGG